GACTAACTCATGATGATATCCTCGGTTCTTATGAACCTTCTTCAATCATGAAATTGATAGCCAATTTTTGTTCAACAATGTGTGCTTCATTCTGTATCTATATTCTGTGTTAGGATTCCGAGATCTACTGCGAAACGAGATCAAGATAAGCTGACCGCCCAGCTCTTAATTTTTCAAAAAAGTTTTTAATTTCTAATCTTGTGACTGAATACCGTTCTAGAAAGTACCTGTAAACAGCTTGATTTGAAACATGACTTTGCGAAGTTCTTAATTTGTGACTATGGTAAAAATCATGTCCTTTTTCCAGCAATTGATTCTCAAGAGCGGAATTATGCTTACTTTTATCGCCAAGTTGAATTTTAGAGAGAAATTTCTGAACTTTCTTCTTCTTCTTATCAATTGGAACCTTTGCAGCAACTTCTTCAAAAAGATTCCTAAAATCTGAGTAAAATGGCATTTCACCAACCCATTTATCCAGTCCAGTGGCGAGATCAAGCAAGTATTGCTTCAACTCAAAGTTAGACATACCGGTAGCCTTCATCGACCATGATGACAATATTGACATTTTTTCCGGCAATCTAACCATTTTAAATTTGTTACCCTCTTGAATTACATTTGTTGAGCAGAAATCAAAATCCGACATGGGGGTTACTTTCAAAAATTTTAAGATAATACCTAATCCATGTTCTTCATTAAGTTTTTCATCTTTCTTTGCCCAATATTTGTAATAGAGGTCTTTGAGGTTTACTTCATTTTTGAGAAATATTATGAAATCATCACCTTTACACCATAAGTCGTAGTCCAAACCAGTCTTGTCCATAAGAAAACGATTGACTGTGGCCATTCTAATTGTGTTCATGAGTGTGGTATCTGTGTTCCCTGAAGTTACAGTTGCATCTATTTGACAAGAGAATAGTGTTTTAGCAATCCCATTTTCAAATACTTTTCCATTAACTCTACGATATCTAGAATTCAACTTGGTTCGAAGAACCTCCCTATCAACATAATCAATAGGTGTGTTGTCAACTACATAATCATAGATTAGACGATCGATGTATTTTAACTCATGCGATTGCGTTCTATCCCAACCGCTGCCATCGCCGAACATGACATAGCGGTAACCTTCATCCCACATTCGAGTGAGACTTAATTCCATTTCTTCCCAATTTTTGCCACCACAATAACCTTTAAATTTCTTAGCAAATAAAGCTTCAAGGTTCCATGTTACGGGTCCAGTAATTGCTTTATCGAGTGAACAGGGCCCACAGATTGCTCTGTTTTTAGGCAGAACAGATCCATGGTAGTTCATCTCGGGTTTTTCAACTATCTGTAGTTCGCGTTTACAGAACATACAATAGTGTTGTGGGGTGTTGGAAGGATTTTTGAGAATTGAAAGATGCTTATATTCTTTTGGAGGGTTTATGAGTTCTTCCTTGGTGAGTATTTCTTTTTGTTGTTTGAGAGTTAAGTGGTTGAACCATTTTTCAGGATCTACTTGAAAGTCTTTCAGGAATTGAACTATTTCATTTCGAAACAGATCATTGCAGTAACTGTACCACTCACTCATTACACTTTGATCAGGGTGAGGTACAGCCAGTAAATGACGTTTGATTGCAGCAAAAAGAGTTTTAGCGCAAGAGTTCCAAACAATCACTTGTTCTTTCATCAAGTAGGGCAGGATCGATTTCGCTGCCACAACACACTCGCCTTTGCAAGTACATTGAATATCTTTCACGAGAGTTTCAAACGGTATCTTTGATAACCATTTGTGACGTGTGTCCATTTGACCTTGAAGGTCTTTTTCCATGCCCGGGTGGTCGCACACGCCATATAAGATAACATCCCGAGCACGTTTAGCAGTAGACCTGCTTTCCTAAGCTAAGCTTAGGTGGGCAGATGCGTACATATCGGGCGTGTAAGTCGTCCCGACGAATGTAGACATGACTTTCGCGAAAATATTGATGTCTTCTTTATTGACAAGTTTTGAAGTTTGGGCAAGGTTATTTTTCTTGACGAGTTCTGAGTTATAAACCGAATTTAAACAAATTTGGTAGTCAAGAGTATCGCGGAGCATACTAGTTATTATAGGAATAGTGAGTTTTGGAGAAACTTGGCCACCAGTCCTTACAGTAATTGAGCTTGACAAATCATGGAGATCTTCTTTGGTTATTCCTTTTGAAATAATGGATTGTTTGACTTTGTTGTAAATCGTTTCCGGAATCTTAAAATTAAACACTTCGTTATCAACGTGAATAGTATTATAAGTAGTCCAGTCAAAAATACTACGTTCACTTTGAATAACGTCATGTGAATTCGTAACTCCAGAAAAGATACGATAACGACACTTTGTTCCATTTACATCACATTCAACATCAGGTGCGACGAGATTTTTCCCATCGTAAGAGTCCATTGTTTTTAAATCATAGATTGTCTTTTTCCCTAAATCAATATCACCAACTTTTAGTACATTATTAAACACGTAATCGCGAATTTCATAATCTCTGCGAATTGCGGTTTTGTAAACAGGCAGGGATCCATCAAGGAGATTTCGTGCAACCTTGTTGATCCTGAATCTGATATAGTCCGTCGCTCCTAGGTCGACTCGCTTTTCCACTGTTATTACGACAGCAAAATTATCATTTTCTTCTCCTATGATCACCATCGCATCGTTACGTACAAGATAGTTGTAGTACGTCGAATGTCGATACGAGGTTGAATTTCCCTTAACTGTCATAATGACATCATAGGTGGCAAGAAGATGAGAATCCGCATCTTGAAACAGATGAAAGTCGAGTCCACTTTGGACCGTACCATAAATCTCAGAGCCTATTTGAATTTTTCCATCAAATTTGAAGACATGCATTGACCCTCCCCCAACAGTAGTATTAATACCGAAAGAGTTATGTCTTAAAGTTATCAGCAAGTCCATAGGCGATATATAATAAAGAGAATCCGTGAATAACAACTTCCCAGGAAAATTGTTAAAAGTAGCAGCAGGAACTGCTTGTAAAGTTTCGTTCGAGAAAGTGACTTGGTTCGCAAGTTGTTCCGCAGCGGGAAGGCATCGGAGAATCTTTGCCTCAATCGCGCTTCTTGAAAGACTGCGATTGACATCTTGGACACTTAAAACTGGTTGCAACGCTGTGACACGTAGACCATAAGAAACTAATCTCGGGGAAGCCCCAACGTCGTAAATTCTATTTAGCTGAATTGTTTTTTCAATTCCGCCTAATTCGACTGCGTTGAGATTTTCGAACATCTTGCGTAGCACTGCCATGTCGTGGTGGGGGTTTTCTTTCAAATTCTTCCCTTCTATAACGTTGAGTCCATTAGCTTGGAAAAAAGTTGCGTTATTCACTTGATGGGCTGCCCGCGTCTTGGAGTAAAAAGTAGCTGTTCGTTGTATCATCGGATATTCTAGTATGTCCCTCTCAACCGTGTGGGTTATCGAGGAATTTTCTATAATCGTGAAAGCCGCTACAACGTTGTTATTGTTGTTGCGTCTCGGGTTAGGTCGGTTGTTAACGACCGGGGGATTTATAATGTTTTGAGCATTATTATTT